CTTAAAACAAGGTAGGTTTGCCATATTCGCAGATTGTGGTTTAGGTAAAACCTTAATGCAGTTAGAATGGGCTTATCAAGTAGCAAAGCACACAAATAAGCGTGTTTTAATACTTGCACCTTTAGCTGTTAAAGGGCAGACAATGCAAGAATCTATTAAGTTTAAAGTTAACACTACTTTAATAGATATCACCAACTATGAGCAATTAGAGAAAATAGACGTATCAAAATATAGTGGCGTGGTACTTGATGAAAGTAGCATATTAAAGAACTTTACAGGTAAAACAAAAGAGCTAATTATTGATACATTTAAGCACACTCAGTACAAGTTAGCTTGCACTGCTACACCTTCACCAAATGACCCTATGGAGTTGGGTAATCATTGCGAGTTTTTAGATGTTATGGGACGCAATGAAATGTTATCTATGTACTTTGTTCATGATGGTGGCGAAACTGCTAAATGGCGTTTAAAAGGTCACGCAGTTAATGAGTTTTATGAGTTTATAGGCAAATGGTCTATAATGCTTTCTAAGCCTTCTGATATTGGGTTTAAGGCTGAAGGATACCAACTACCTGAACTTAACTTAATAGAGCGCACTATAACCACTAAAAAACGTGATAATGGTTTATTATTTAATGATACAGCTATAAGTGCAACTAACTTTAACCAAGAATTAAGACTAACTAAAATACCAAGAATTGAAAAGGTAGCGGAATTGGTTAATAATTCAGATGAAAACTTTATAATTTGGATTAAGCAAAATGAAGAAGAAGAATTAGTTAAAAAATTAATACCTGATGCAGTTGCGGTTCGTGGTTCTGATAGCCCTGAGTATAAAGAAAAGAAGCTATTAGGGTTTGCAAATAATGAGTTTAGAGTATTAGTTACTAAAACTAAAATAGCTCAATTTGGGCTTAACTATCAAAATTGTAGAAATCAAATATTTGCAAGTTTAGATTTTAGTTTTGAAGGGCTTTATCAAGCTATTAGACGTTCTTATAGATTTGGGCAAAAACAAGAAGTAAATATCTACATTGTTACAACTGATACAATGAAAAACGTAATTCAAAACATTAACAGAAAACAAAAACAATTTGAAGAAATGCAAAAGAAAATGAGAGAAACTATTAACCATGATTTATTAGAAAGATTTAGCATTGAATTAGTTAAATCTGATGAAGTTGTTAAAAATGAATGGTATGAGATAAGGCGCGGGGATTGCGTACAAGAGATTAAAACCGTAAAAGATGAAAGTGTAGGTTTTAGCGTGTTTAGTCCACCATTTGCCGAGCTTTACACATATTCAAACCATGTAGAAGATATGGGTAATAGCAAAGATTATAAAGAGTTTTTAATTCAGTTTGGTTTTTTAGTTAAAGAGCTTTTTAGAGTTATTAAGGAAGGTAGAAATGTAGCCGTTCATTGCATGGATTTACCGATTCAGAAAGGTAAGGAAGGTTACATAGGACTTAGAGACTTTAGCGGGATGATTAAAGATGCTTTTGAAAGCGAAGGCTTTATTTATCATTCAAGGGTTACTATTTGGAAAGACCCTGTTATTGAGATGCAAAGAACAAAAGCATTGGGGTTACTTCATAAGCAAATCAAAAAAGATAGTACAATGTCAAGAGTTGGAATACCTGACTATGTAATGATTTTTAGAAAAGATGGAGAAAGATTAGACCCTGTTAAAAATAACGAGCTACCTGTTGATTTATGGCAAAAGTACGCTTCACCTGTTTGGAATGATATTAATTACTCCGACACGTTGCAAGGTTTCAGAAATGCAAGAGATGAGAAAGATGAAAAGCACATTTGCCCTTTACAGCTACCTACAATCGAAAGGTTAATACACCTTTACACAAATAAAGGAGATACAGTTTTAACGCCATTTATGGGCATTGGTAGCGAAGTTTATCAAGCGGTTAAAATGGATAGAAAGGCGATAGGTTTTGAGCTTAAAAAGAGTTATTTTGATTTAGCTAAAAACAACTGCAATGCAGCCATTGAAAGTAAGCAACAAACAACTTTATTCTAATGCAAGTAACAACCAACATAGCGCGAATAATGCAAACAAGCAAAGGCGAGAGCATTATTGAAAGAATGATTATTAAACGCTATCAAATGGGTTATTCTCAGTTTGATGTAGCTGATGAAATAGGAGTTAACACAGCCACTCTCTCACGTTGGGAGAGTGGTCACTCAGAACCGAGAATAAGCGAGTTTTTAAAGTGGTGTCAATGTTTACAGATGCCTTTTGAATTTAAACCAAAAGAAGTATGACCGACTTTGCAGAAGAAATAAAGATACTTAACCAACGATTAAAAGAATTAAGAATGCACGAGTTGCTAAGAAGAATATTACAAAACCATTGCGTTAACCTTAAAAAGAAATACCAATTTGAGTACAAAGAAATTCATAGTGGAAAGATTAAGCTCAAAGCCTTAAAAAACGGTGGTATGCTTTACTATTGGTACTTAGAGAAAGAGCGTGGAGTGCTAAGAATATCACACGGCAACAGCGACAAACAGCTAAGGGAGTTTTTTAACTTTTATCAAAATCAATTTAAAACTAAATAAAATGACACAAAAAGAAAGATTAAAATCATGGTTGGAAAAATACCCAATTCAACCTTTAGAAGCATGGAAACATTTAGGCATTTACCGACTTGCAGCGGTTGTTCACTTATTACGTGAAGATGGGTTTAATATTAAAACTGAAATGATAAATGTAAAAAACCAATTTAACGAAGATGTAAAAGTTGCTCAATACACTTTAGAAGAATTAACCGAAAGTAAAGAGCAATTCATCGAAAAATAGTATCTTTGGGATATGATAACGACCAAAAAAATATCATTAGACTTATTTTTGAACTTTAATATAACCCCTAAACGGTTTTACTTGGTCGTTGTCTGTTTGGGGGTTTTTTACACCCTAAAACCAACGACCGATGGCACAAGGTAAAAAATCATTTGTTTTCTATACTGAATGGGAAGAGTTATTTGAAGCTCTCAATGACGAAGAAGCAGGCAAGCTAATTAAGCACGTTTTACGATATGTAAACGATAAAGACCCGCAAGCACCTGACCGATTAACAGACATCTCTTTTATACCAATTAAACAAACGCTAAAACGCGATTTAAAAAAGTATGAAGAAAAAGCAGAAGCTGCTCGTTTAAATGGGTTAAAAGGTGGTAGACCAAAAAAGGTAACAAAACCAAAAGAAACCCAAAAAACCCAACCCTTTTTTAAAGAACCCAAAAAAGCTGTTAATGTAAATGTTAATGTAAATGATAATGATATACTTAGTAAGGAGCGCGAATCGGTTAACGATTCAATTGAGAATGATGCAATTTCTTTTAATCTTGATTTTACAAAAGATAAATTTAAAACTGAGCAAGCTAATAAAGCGTGGGTAGATTGGCTTGAATATAGATACCAAGAAGGAGAACCTGTCAACCGTAAAAGGCAGCCTTACGTAAAAAAAGAACTTGCTAAACTCTCAACAATAAATGGGCAACTAAATGAAACAGTATTAATTGAGATAGTAAAAAAGTGCATTGCTATGGGATGGAAAAACTTGCAACTAACCGATGAAATGGAAGCTAAATTAAAGAAATGGCAAGCAGCGTAAAAATAATTGATAGTTGGCAACAAGTAGGCATAGTGCAACGTTCTAACAACTTTAGAAGCACCTGCCCTAATTGCTCAGAAAGCCGAAAAAACAAAAAGCAAAAGTGTTTATCTATTCACGGCAACGTAGGACATTGTCATAATTGCAAAACAAGCTACATTATAAGCGATTCAGACCGTTCAAAAGACTATGCTAAGGTAAGTATAGACAACAGCCGATTTGGAGAGCGTACAGCGCAATATTTAGAAGGTCGCGGAATATCAAGAGATACAGCAGTTTTATACGGTTGCTATGAAACTGATAAGGGGTGGTTAGGCTTTCCGCAATACTACTTAGGCAAGATTGTAAACGTAAAGGCGCGAAACATTGAAAAGAAAGACTTTAGGCTTATCCCAAATGCAATGCTATCTTTTTTCGGTTTTAATCTTATTGATGGAAGCGAAACAGATATTTACATTACAGAAGGGGAAATAGATGCACTTACCATAAAAGAAGCAACAGGGCAAGCAGCTTTAAGCATACCAAATGGAGCAAAAAACATTGGCTTTTTAGATGATGTTTGGGATATGATTAAACACGCTGAGAACTTCCATATTTTCGGTGATGCTGATGCCGATGGTGTAGAGTTTAGAGATGAAATTAGCAAGCGGTTAGGGCGTGATAAGTGCTACTATTACGAATACCCTGAAGATTGCAAAGATGTAAACGATGTACTTTTAAAGCATGGCAAAGAAAAGGTACAAGAGATATTAAGCACACCTTCACAATATCCAATAAGGGGCATCTTAGATACAAGCCATTTAATTGAAGATGTTTACAAGCAATTCTTAAATGGGTACCCTGAAACATACAAAACAGGTCATGAAAATTTTGATAAACATTTTAGCACGGCAAAAGGTCAAGTTACAACGGTTACAGGAGTGCCCGGTCATGGAAAGTCTGAATTTGTAGATGAAATTGTTTATAGGCTGTTTTGCAATTACAATTTAACAACGTTTTACATAAGTTCAGAGAAACCACCGAAAGACCATTACAGGCAAGTAATTGAAAAGGTAGCTAAAAAGAAAATGCACACTTTTAAAGGTGAGCAATTAATGAATGAAAACGAGTTTCAAGATTCGTATAAAAAAACAAACGGATACTTTTTCTTTTATGACCCTGTACAAATGGAAGCTAAGATTGATGATATAATTGAAGCTGCTAAACAAATTCAAAGGCGATACGGATTAGATTTAGTGGTTATTGACCCTTGGAACTGTTTGGAGGATGTAAGACCGTCTAACGTTAGCGAAACCGAATGGGTAAGTCAAGTTTACGCCAAATTAACAAAGTTTGCCAAACTTAGAGATTTGCACATATTTTTAATTGCTCACCCTAAAAAGATGCAGACAAAAGAAGGTCAACCTGATGTGCCCACGTTGTACGATATAAGCGGTTCAGCGCATTTCTACAATAAGACGGATAATGGGATTACCGTTTATAGGAATGCAGGCGATGGAGTAGAAATATTTATACAAAAAATACGTTTTCAAGAATACGTAGGTAAACCAAGCTTTAAGCCTTGTGTTTTTGTTTATGAACGTAATACAAGAGTTTACAAGGAGAATGAAGTATTGACTAATACAGACTTTGAATTTTGAAATGCCTTGCTATAATATGGGTATTTGACACTAAAACAGGTGAGTATGTTTGTTGGGAGTGTAAAGCAAGGTTTAAGAATATGAAGGCAAGTGGCTCACCATTTGAAAAAGATTTAAAGAAATACTGCAATTCGTCCAAGGTTGTTAAAGGTTTATCAAAATAAAATGTTTGCAATGGTTGGGAGTAGTAGTTTTGGTTTATATAACGTATTGGTATATGGTTAGTGCCGTGTAAATAGCACAGACCTTTGAATTAAGACAGAAGTAATAAGTAAATATTTTTTTTAAAGCGGTGGAAAAAAAAGTTAAAAGTATAGATAATTTTGAATGTAAAGATTGGCTTTTAAACAAGCACTATGCAAAAAGAATGTGTAGTATATCTTATGCTTTTGGTTTATTTGATGAAAACAATATTTTGCAAGGTGTTTGCACTTTTGGAAGCCCACCATCAAGAGCCTTATGTGTTGGTGTTTGTGGAATTGAAAACGTCCACAAAGTTTATGAGTTAAATAGATTTATAATTAATGATAATGAAAAAAATGTAGCTTCGTTTTTTATTAGTAGATGTTTGAAATTATTACCTAAAGATTTAATAATAGTTAGTTATGCTGATACATCACAAAACCATCACGGATACATTTACCAAGCTACAAATTGGATTTACACAGGATTGAGTGCTAAAAGAACTGAACGGTATGATATAAACAATCCAAATAAACACAGTAAAAGCGTAACAGAACAAAAAGGTGTTAAGTATGAAGATTTGGCAGTTAGAGAAAGACCACAAAAACATAGATATATTTATTTTACAGGAAGTAAAACGCAAAGGAAACATTTAAGAAATGCTCTTAAATATGAGCAAAAAAAATACCCAAAAGGCGATAATAAGAACTATGATGCAAGTTATATACCAGTTACTCAAACCAAATTGTTTTGAAAAAACAAAAGAGCGTGGGCAAAAAAATATTTAATTATGGGTAAACAAGCACAAACGATTGAATTGAGCACAGACTTAGGCATTAACTATTACCGTGTTATATTGTCGTTTTAATGCAATATAACGTTTTGGGTTATGCTTAGTTAACTAAAACCTAAAAAAAAACACTTTAAAATGACTAAAATTAAATGCATTTACAGCAAGGTTAAGCACCTTACAGAAGGAAAAGAATACCTTCTTTTAGAAAAATTCAAAAATAGAGTGATAGTGATAAACGACATAGGCAAAAGGTCATCTATAAAAATTTCAGGTGGCGATGTAAAAGTATATTTTGATTTTTCTAAATCTACTCCTTCCACCGAATTAAGTATAACCGATGTTGTGCAGCAGCGCGAACTGTTGGTGGCTTTTCATAAGTATTTAATAGATGACTTTACACACGAGCATACAGAATGGCTTTCAAGAGAAGGTATTGTAAACGAGTTTTTAAAAAGCCTACAATAGTGCACAACAGATAATATACAAACCTAAACAACCTATTAACTAATTGTGAAACAGTTTATTAATATTCCAAATAAAGAAATAAAGCTACAATCTAAAAAATAAATTTACACCTTACAAAAAGATTTAATTTAAAAAATTAAAATGAAGATACTTAATTTGTATTGCGGAATAGGTGGAAACCGTAGATTATGGGGCGATAAACACGAAATAACAGCAGTTGAATTTGATAAGAAAGTAGCAGAAAAATATCAAGAGCTTTATCCTAACGACAAAGTAATAGTAGCGGATGCTCACGAGTACCTTTTAAAACATTATACAGAGTTTGAAGATGGGTTTGTGTGGTCGTCTCCGCCCTGCCAAACCCACAGCAAAGCAAACTATTTTATTAACTATATTACAGAAAGCAGATACCCTAAAATGGAATTATGGCAAGAGATAATATTTTTAAAAACATTTTGCAAGGGTAAATTTTGCGTTGAAAATGTAAAAGCATATTATGAGCATTTTATACATCCAACAGCAGTAATAGGTAGACATTATTTGTGGGCAAATTTTAAAATTCCACCAATAGAACAGCCAAAAGGTGAAGTTGGCACAATGATGAAGCAATACGCAGGAACGAATAAACACGCACATAGTAAACCATTAACGGAAAGGAATATGGTAAACGCTAATTTAGGATTACATATATTAGAAAGAGCTCAAGGTATAATTAAATCAAATGTAATTAAACAAGGTAGTTTATTTTAATTACGCCTAACAGATAATATCCAATGATTGCCCTTTTTAGTAAATTTGAACTATGAGAGCGATTAACAAAATAGTGGTTCACACTTCGGCAAGTCATCAAAATGTAGATGTTGACGATATTAGAAAATGGCACGTAAATGAGCGTAAATGGAGCGATATAGGCTATCATTACGTAATTACTTCTGATGGTGATATACAAGAAGGTAGACCAATCTACAAAGCGGGAGCGCACGTTGCAGGGCATAACCATGATTCAATAGGGATATGTTGGGTAGGTGGTTATAAAGGAGTAGATAATAGAACTGATGCTCAAAAATTGGCTATGCGTGAACTTGTAATGCGCTTAATAGTTGAATTTGATATTGAGCCAAATAACGTCTTAGGTCATTGTGATTTTAAAGGTGTAACAAAGACTTGCCCTAACTTTGATGTTCAAAATTGGTTTTTTAATGAGTAAAGTAGCGGAATTTATAGGCAAAATAGCAAGCTCAGGAGCTACAAATGTGCTTGATAGTGTTGCAAATAATATCGACCAATTTGTTGAAACGAAAGACGAAAAGCGCGAAGCCTTACAAGCCCTTGCAGTTGCTCAAATAGAGCTTAATAAACAAGAAGCAAAGCATAGAAATGTATTTGTTTCAGGGTGGAGACCATTTGTAGGATGGATATGTGCAATAGCCTTAGCGTATAACTTCATTGTGCGCGATTTAATGGCGTGGGTGATACTTAACACGGGCGAAGCTATTACATTACCACCTGCGTTAGCTATGGAGCATTTAATGACAATTCTTTTAGGTATGTTAGGCTTAGGTGGTTTAAGAACTTATGAAAAGCAAAAGAAGCTCACCCAATAGCATTAGCATCGAATACAAAAGCCCTTACTACTACATTTTTGAAAGAATAGACAACTATAAAAAGCCTAAAGAGTTGTGGAAGTCTAAAAACCTAAATGAGATTAACATCAAGTTTAAGCAGTTCATCGAAGCAAAGGCTTAGTTTATCGAAATTAGTTCAAAGCCTTTAAATCTTGACTTACATTTGATTTATCAAAAACAAACAAAGATGGAAAAGTTAAATAGATATTCGATAAAGCAAAGCGAGATAGCCAAGTATAATTTGACTATTGACAAAATTAAAACAGTAGATGGTGTTGATTTTGAATTATCAAAAACAGGCATAAACCCACCTAATAACGCATATACTGTTTGGTATTACATATATGAATATACAGCCAAAAGCAGCTTTGCTACAAAAGAATATAGGGGATATAAGTACACACATTTTTTTAGAATAAAGTTAGATGGTTCTAAGTACGGTGAGTATTACAAAATAAACGATGCTGAAAAAGAGTTTAAAACTGAGAGAGATGTAGTTTTATCTATTGATAAGTTGTATAGCTTAATTGATGATAAGTACAAAAACGCTTCAAATATGATAGACTCTACTACTATTGGTAAATCTTACTTAAAACGCACGGGTAGAAGTATGATTTACAGATTTGAAGGCAAAGAAGATTCATTTGATAGGTTGATGGATTCGTTATTAATTAATCGTGTTACTTCGATAAAAGAATATAAAGAGATTATGTTAGAAACTATATACTACTTAATAAAAAATGAAGCAAAATCTAACAAAGGCTTTTGGATGTATCAGCTAACCAAAAAGTATAGAGATATTTATTCTTAATCAAGTAATCAATTAACCCTTTAAATAACCTTTTAAACCTTTAATCTCGCAAGCGCACCCACCTTTTAGAAGAAGTCCGAAAGGTGGTTTTTAAAACATTATGACTAAAGAAGAAGCTATAACGTTTTGCCGAGCCAACACAATGCGACAAAAAAGCGTGTTAGGTTATGCTCAGATAAATTGCCCTTTGGCTTATGCTGAATACTTTAAAAGGCGTAACCCGTTTAAATCATTGCACGAATACTTTAATATGATTTGGGGTTATAAAACTAAATACTACTACGATTTAAAAGAGTGCTTTAATTATAGAGAACAACAACTTATAAAAGAAAACAAGAAGTTAGCGCAAAAATATGATAATGTCAAGTGATGAGTAATAAAAAAAATATAGTAGTTTGGTTTAGTTGTGGCGCAGCTTCAGCAGTAGCAGCAAAATTAACCCTTGATAAATTCGGCACTAAGTATAATGTAATTGTTGCCAATACTCCCGTAACTGAAGAACACCCCGACAATATAAGATTCAAAGAAGATGTTTCCAAATGGTTAGGAGTGCCAATAATTGAAATAAGAAACAAAGAACGCTCTTCAAGTTGTGTAGATATTTGGAAGGAAGATGGGATAATGTCAACAATAAAATATGCGCCATGTACTAAAGTAATCAAGAAACAAGCAAGGTATAATTTCGAAGAGCAAACAAACATATACCTTAATGTTTTAGGGTTTACGGTTGAAGAAATCGACAGACATTTAAGGTTTGTAGTTAATGAAAGATACAACCATTTACCAATATTAATTGCTAACGGATATACTAAGCAAATGTGCTTTGAATACTTGCAAAGGGAAGGTATTAAACTACCCGAAGCATACAAGTACTACCCAAATGCAAATTGCATTGGCTGTGTTAAGGCTTCAAGCCCTACTTATTGGAATAAGGTAAGAAAACACCACCCCGAAGTATTTGAAGAAAGAGCAAAGCAAAGCAGAGAGTTAAATTGTAAGCTTGTAAAGTATAAAGGCGAAAGAATGTTTTTAGATGAATTGCCTATTAATGCTAAGGGTGGGAAATTGTCAAGTGTAGAGTGTTCTATATTTTGTGATGTTGTTTGATTAGTACATTTTCATCATATGTTTTGTTTGTGCCCTGTACATAGATGGTGTGCAGGTCTTTTTTTTATTTTGTTACCTTTGAATTATTAATAATTTTTTTTAATCCTTGGATAAGCGCAAAAACAACGGTGGTCATAAGACAGCAGGTAGGAAACCTAAGATTGACGAAATCAAAAAAATAGAAATGATGGACTTAATAGCTTCACCTGAAGAAGTATGGGCGGAGCTTTGGAAAGTGTGCAAAAAAGGAAATACAAATGCTTTGCAAACTTGGGTAAACCATAGATTTGGTAAACCTAAAGAGCAAAAAGATATTACGACAAATGGAAATGACGTAAACATACCTGCAATTACCTTTGTTGATTAATAAGAAATACCAAGAGCTATTTAGGCACGATTCACGTTACTATATTGTAACAGGTGGCAGGGGTTCATCAAAGAGCTTTTCTGTTACTGTTTATTTAGTTGATTTACTGTTAAGACATAAAGGGCATAAAGTGCTGTTTACTCGATACACATTAACAGCGGCAAACAAATCAATTATACCTGAGTTTATTGAAAAGATAGAGCTTTTAAACGCTTTACCTTTTTTCACCATAACGCAAAACGAAATCAAATGCACCTTAACAGGTAGCTCAATAATCTTTGCAGGGATTAAAACAAGTTCAGGCAATCAAACTGCAAACTTAAAATCATTGCAAGGGGTAAGCATTTGGGTATTAGAAGAAGCAGAAGAGTTAATTGACGAATCAATATTTGATAAGATAAATTTATCTGTAAGGCAAAAAGGGGTTCAAAACAAAGTAATTCTTATCCTTAACCCTACAACAAAAGAGCATTTTATCTATAAACGATTCTTTGAAGATATGAACGTTCAAGCTGGGTACAATGGCACGAAAGACAACACGACATACATTCATACCACTTACCTTGATAACGTAGCTAATTTAGATGAATCTTTTTTAAAAGATGTTGAGCGTATCAAGAAAACAAGACCACAAAAATATAAGCATCAAATACTCGGTGGATGGTTAGACCGTGCAGAAGGTGTTGTTTTTGATAACTGGAGCATTGGCGAAACATTCCCACAACATCTACCTGTTAGTTATGGGCAAGACTTTGGATTTTCAAATGACCCAACGGTATTGGTAAAAGTTGCAATTGAAAAAGATACTATCTATGTTCAATCTGTTTACGGTAAAACAGGGTTAAGCACTAAGGATATTTACGAGCTAAACAAGGCAGAAACAAAAGACAACTCTTTAATTATTGCGGATAGTGCAGAGCCAAGATTGATACACGAGCTAAGGCGAATGGGCAACAATATAAAAGAGTGCATTAAGGGTAAAGATTCAATTGTAACAGGCATAAAAAATATGCAAGATTACCATATCAAGGTAATTAACTCACCCGAGATAATTAAAGAGCTTAATAATTACGCATGGCACGACAAGAAAAGCAATGTGCCTATTGATGCTTATAACCACTACATAGATGCGATTAGATACTGTGTAGGTGACTTGTTAAGAAAGCAAAGGGGTGGTTCTCATTTCATTGGTAAATAAATTTATATCTTTGTTATAATTAAAGGAGTATGAGTAAAGTAAAGAAGCTAAAACAAGAGCCAAAAAAGATTCTTATCTATGGTGACTTTCCAAGTGTGCCAACAGGATTTGCAACCGTTACCCGCAACTTAGGACAAGCATTACACAAAAAAGGCTACATTGTAGACCAAGTAGGGATTAACCTAAATGAAGGTGATTTGGTTAAAGTGCCACATTTGCGCTATTATCGTGCTGCAAGGTCTAACCGTGACCAAGATACCTTTGGTAGGCAAACGTTGTTAAATGCTATTAATGGCATGAAAGGCACAACAGATAGGTTCTTTAATGATTACGACTATGTGTTCTTATTGCAAGACCCGTTTATCGTTGATGGCTTAGGTGAGAAGCTTAGACAAATGCAAGCGCAAAGAAAGCAAACAGGGGCAAAGGTTTTTAAAACAATCTACTACATACCTATTGACGGTGAGCAATATGATAAATGGCTCATTAACTTGAATAACTTTGATTTAGTAATACCATTTAGTCAATACGGCAAACAACAGATTTTAGATACTGTTAATGAGTTGATTGAATATTACGATGAGTTTAACAGCCACGTTGATAATCAATATCTTTTAGAGAAATACAATCCACAAGACTTTGAAAAGCAAAAGCATAATGTCATACAAAGAATTAGCCAACTTCGCGCGGTGGGTGAGAAAGCAAGCACGTACACTCCTGTTTATCACGGAAGCGATACTAAGGTCTTTAAACCAATTCTACCGAAAGAGATAGAAGAGTTTAAAAAGAAGCTATTCCAAGAGAATAAAGATAGGTTTATAATCGGATGTGTTAACCGTAATCAACCGCGAAAAGATATTCCAAGAGTAGTTGAGATATTCAACAATTACAGGAAACAAAACAAAGAAGCATTTTTATACTTACACATGGATGCTAATGATGCAATGGGTTTAGACCTTAGAGCGTTGTGTAACGGCTTTGGAATGATTGAAGGTAGAGATTACGCTTGCATGAATACTTATGGTCTTGATTGGTCTAAGGTAAGCCCCGAAATGCTTAATTTAATTTATAACTCTTTGGACGTTATGTTAACGGCAACACTTGGCGAAGGGTGGGGGCTAACAATCACCGAAGCAATGGCGGCATATTGCCCTGTATTAGCTCCAAAGAATACAACCATATCTGAGATACTCGGCGAAGGTCGCGGGTTCATCTATGAGCTTGATAAAGACTATAACACGCATACTAAAGGAGATTTCACAAGGCGTAGGCATAGGGGCAATATAGAGAGTGCCTGTTTTTGGCTAAATGAGATTTATGTCAATGGTGCTGAGAGCGAATGTGAAAAAGCTTTAGAGTGGGTGCAGGAACACACATGGAGCATTGAGATGGATAAAATGATAAAGCTGATTGAATTATGATAGCGATACCCGTTTATGTACGTGAGCAAAAGAATTATGAGTTGCTTGAGAAGTGTGTTAATAGTTGCCCAACACCACCTGACGGCTTTATAAATGCTTTTGACTTAGAAGATGAAAAGCTTTATAAGTTGTTTGGTAAAACTCGATTTGTTGAGCGTGATGTAAATTCAGTTGCGGGAGCTTGGAACGATGCGATTTCAATGGCTGATAGGTTAATGGATAGTTATTGTATTATAGCAAATCAAGACATACAATTCCCTGACATTACAGAGCTAAAGAATGCAGCTATAAAACACGGCATTGCAGCAGCTAAAACAAAAGACGGTCAACCTGACTTCGCTTTATTCGCTGTTAACCCTACTTTTATCTTACAGTATTTCGGCACGTTAAGACCATTTGACGAAGGCTTTGAAGGTGCTTATTTTGAAGATAATGATTTTCGTTATCAATGCAAGCTAAAGGGCATTAACATTGAGTTGATTGATTTAGAATTTGAGCATTATGGTAGTGGTGTGCTAAAGCATGATGAAGAAGCAGCCAAAGAGAATGAACAACGGTTTAGAAAGAACCATATAAGGTACATAAATAAGTGGGGTGGTATTCGTGGAGCAGAGACGTTTAAAACGCCATTTAATAAATGATTTACGTAATAACCCGAACCAACAACAGACCTAATAAGTTTCAGGTGTGCACCGATTCGGTGCAAGCTCAATCAATAGAATGTGAGCATATTACTATTAGTGAGAATGTGTTGCCTACCTACCTTGAAGATGTGCAAGGCATAACAAGCGTAACGCTCAACAAATCAGACTTTCAACACTACAACGAATACTTAGATTGGGCACTTGAAAACATAGGCAAAGAAGGTGATTACTTCGCATTTCTTGATGATGACGATTTCTATACTTCGCCAAACAGCCTTAAAATAGCAATGGAGCAAGGTAACGGACATGATTTGATATTGTGGCGTGTTAATGCTTCTAACAATGTAATAGTACCAAGATTAGACAGCTTTGAAAAACAGGAAGTAAAGTTTGGTGATATTAGTGGAATAGGTTTTTTAGTTCGTAAAAGTTCGTTTACTTCTGCAAAGTTTGGCAATAAGTTAGGCGGTGATTACAACTTTTTAAAAGATGCTGTTAAGGAGTGCAAGCGCGTTAAGTGGGTTAATAAGGTGCTAAGTAGCGTTAATCCGTTGTTTAGTTACGGTGCAGGCAATGAGCAAGATGCACCAATTGAGAAAGTAAGAGAAGGTTATCAAAGAGCAATAAAATATTTGTCAATATGGATTTAACAGAACTAAGCCAATTAAGCGTTCCTGAGTTACGCAAAAGGGTAGAAGTAAAGGCTTTGCCTAATTACCATGCTTTAAAGCGTACTGAGATAATTAGAGAGCTAAGAAAAAAGTATGAGCCTAAGCTAACAAAGGAAGATGTATTGAGCCAATTAAAAAGCTCTCATAGTTTGCTTTGTCAAATAGTAGATGCAAGGCAAAGAGAAGGTAAAGGCTCAAGCACTTACAAAGGTATTCGAGAGCAATTAAGAGCGTTAATTAATAAAGCTGATAAGATTGTTGAGTAGTAGTTACATATTCGAAGGTTGGCAGTCTATAACGCTTAGACAATTCAACACATTGACTCACCAAATACAGAACTTGGAAGGTGACGAATTGGTATTTAAATTATGCTCAATTCTATTTGATGTTGACGAAACCTATTTAAAAAAGTCGCAACCTTATTTAAAATTAAAAGAGTTTGCTACAAAGGTTTTAGATACGTTTGAAAGTTTACCTGAAAAGCAAAAGCTAAAAGATATTAACGGTTATCGTTTGCCGAAAATGATTAAACGGATTGATGGTAGTTGGTGGAGTGATGCCACTTTTGAGCAGGTGCAAGCTGTAATGAGTGAAACGCAAAGAATACAGGAAGCAACAGACAAAAGCGCAAAGCTAAATTTAGAAGGGTTTGCCTTGATGTGTGCTACATTGTTTCAAAAGAAGGGTGAAATAGTAAAAGATGAAATAATACTACAAAGGGAGCGTGAATGGCTTGAAGTGGATATGTTTACCATTTGGCAGGCTTTTTTTTTGCTTCAAAAATGGCAACGGATTACGCTGAGAGATTTAAAGCTTTATTCAAAGGTCGTAGCAATATGGCTAAAATGGCTAAACTTTCAAGAGAAGCTCAAAGGGAAGTTCAAGACAAGCAAAACAGAATGATGCGTTTTGGCTTTTGGTATGGCGCATTGATGGAATTAAGCCAAAGTGGTATATTTGGAACAATGGATAAGGTATTAAAAACAAATGCGATTGATGCCTTAACAGCTTTGTTTTACATCAAAGAAAAAGAGTAATTCATCGAAGCGGTGACGTAGTTCGTCTAAAATAGTTTAGTAGTTTGGTTTGGTGTAATACATTTGAATCATCAAACAAACAAAAAGTAAAAAGATGAAACTTATAGAATCAAACAGACACTTAGCAGGAACTTACCAAGAAACATTATTAGACCAAGCTAAAAAACAAACAAATAGACTTATTGATATT